CCGAGGTGTTAACGCTGCCATATTAGAAAGACTAGAAAAAGTTGTCCAGTCCTTACAAGATAATTCTGTAAAGATGGGACAACTTCTTGCTGTTCACAATGAAAAGTTAGACAAGCAAGATCGTATTGATGCAGTTCTTTTTGAGAAAGTAGAATCGTTACACAGAGAGGTAAATCGTAGAGCAGATGAGATCAAAAAAGGATGCGAGAGGGATATACGCAAGGTTGATGATCGTCTTAGGACAATGGAAAAGAAAATGTGGTCTATTTTTGGTGCTCTTACTATTATATCTTTCCTCGTTAGTATACCAGGACAAACAATCCTCAAAGAAATCTTTACAGAAAAACAAAAACCCTTGACAAATTTACCACAAACCACTATGATATATTCATCACAAGTATCTTGATGGATCTTTGTCGTATCTTGACGTAAAATATATACAACTTATCTCACCTCGTCTGACCCTCTTCAAGAAGAAGAAGGCAGACCTTTTTAATTTTAGATGTCCTTACTGTGGTGATTCACAGAAGAGGAAGAATAAAACTCGTGGGTATATATTCAAAATTAAAAATGATTTCATGTACAAATGCCACAATTGTGGTGTTGGTAGAACATTAGCAAACTTTATAAAAGATCAAGATTCTTTTCTTCATGACCAATATGTGATGGAGAAATTTAAAGAAGGTAGAACTGGCAAGGGTACTGTCACACCTAATCCAAAATTTAATTTTTCATCTCCAAATTTTCATGGGGGTGATGTTAATTTAGAAAAGATTTCAGAGCTAAATACCTCACACGAAGCACGAGAGTATCTTGAAAAACGAGGTATCAAAGACTTAGAATATTTCTACTATTGTCCTAAGTTTAAAGCTTGGACAAATGAGCAGAAAAAAACCTTTGATAACTGCCGACAAGATAGTCCTCGTATCATAATCCCATTCAGGGATAAAGATGGTAAACTCTTCGGATATCAAGGCAGATCGTTAGCCCCTTCGGCACAGATGAGATACATTACGATAATGCTTGATGAAGACAAACCCAAAATCTTTGGACAGGATAGAATAAATGCTCAAGAACCAGTTTATATTGTTGAAGGACCGTTTGACTCCACGTTTATCAAGAACTCAGTTGCTATGGCTGGTTCCGATATTGACTGTCGGACGTTTGGTTGGAGCGATTATATTTGGATTTATGATAACGAGCCACGCAATAGAGAAATCGTCAACAGAGTCTCCACCGCAATTGACAGAGGAGATAAGGTCGTAATATGGCCAAATAATATACATCAGAAGGACATAAATGACATGTACCTTTATGGACATGATGTGCAAAATGTGGTACAATCTAATGTGTACCAAGGATTAGAAGCAAACCTTAGACTTAACAATTGGAAAAAAATATGAGTAACGGAATTAAAGTTCGTAAGAGAGATGGGTCTGTAGAACCCTTGAACTTAGACAAAGTTCACAAGATGGTAGAGGAAGCATGTGAAGGATTAGGAAGCGGTGTGAGTGCTTCCCAAGTAGAGATGAACTCAGGTCTACAATTCTATGATTTGATTGAAACTAAGGACATACAAGAAATTTTAATTAGGTCTGCTAGTGATCTAATTGATCTAGATCATTACAACTATCAATTTGTTGCAGCAAGACTATTACTATATGCAGTAAGAAAACAGGTCTTAGGATCTGGATGGTTAACTAATGGACATCCTCATGTTAAGGAACACGTACAAGAATGTGTAGCAGAAGGTGTGTATGATGGTGGCATTCTGGATAAATATTCAGACGAAGAATGGGACAAGATTGATTCTTGGATAGATCATGATCGTGATTATCTTTTTACCTATGCAGGTCTTCGTCAGATAGTTGACAAATATCTAGTACAAGATAGGAGTAGTAATCAAGTTTTTGAGACTCCTCAGTACATGTATATGTTAATTGCTGCTACTTTATTTCAAGAGTATGAACCACAAATTAGATTAGATTACATAAAGAGATACTACGATGCCATTTCCAAACACAAGATCAACATTCCGACCCCCATCATGGCGGGAGTTAGGACACCTTTACGACAATTTGCTAGCTGTGTTCTTGTTGATGTTGATGACACCCTCAATAGCATCTTCAGCAGTGACATGGCTATTGGTTACTACGTTGCTCAAAGGGCTGGTATCGGTATCAACGCAGGTAGAATCCGTGGGATCAACGCTAAAATCAGAGACGGAGAAGTACAGCACACAGGTGTTATACCGTTCCTCAAAAAGTTTGAAAGCACTGTCAGATGCTGCACTCAAAATGGCATTAGAGGTGGATCAGCGACTGTCCACTTCCCCATCTGGCATCAAGAAATAGAAGACATTATTGTATTAAAAAATAATAAAGGTACAGAAGATAATAGAGTTAGAAAACTAGACTATAGTATACAGATTTCAAAACTATTTTACGAAAGGTTTATCAGTAATGGAGACATCACCTTATTTTCACCTCACGATACACCAGGTTTGTACGATGCTTTTGGCACTGACAAGTTTGATGATCTCTATACACTTTATGAATCTGATGAGTCTATTCCAAAGAAAACTATTGGTGCTCAAGAACTTATTCTAGACTTGCTTAAGGAGAGAGCAGAGACAGGTCGTATTTACATCATGAATATTGACCATTGTAATGAGCACTCCTCATTTAAGGACAAGGTTAACATGAGTAATCTCTGTCAGGAAATCACACTTCCAACAGATCCTATTCAACACATAGATGGTGAAGGTGAGATTGCATTGTGTATTTTATCTGCCATTAATGTAGGGAAACTACGAAACCTTGATGAACTAGAAGAACTCTGTGACCTCACTGTACGTGCCTTAGACGAGTTGATTGACTATCAAGGTTATCCAGTGGATGCAGCACGTCTTAGCACCCTCTCAAGACGTTCTATAGGTGTAGGATTTATTGGTCTTGCACACTATCTTGCAAAGCAAGGTGTTAAGTATGAAGATCCTAAAGCATGGCAATTGACACATGATCTAGCAGAAGCATTTCAATACTATCTACTTAAATCATCTAACAAATTGGCACAAGAGAAAGGACCATGTGGATATTTTGATTCAACTAAATATTCTGACGGTATTTTACCTATTGATACTTACAAAAAAGATGTAGATGAACTTGTACCAAACAAGTTGAACTATGATTGGGAAGAATTGAGAGAAGACATACTAGAGTATGGACTCAGACACAGCACATTGTCTGCACAGATGCCATCAGAGTCTTCTTCAGTTGTTTCAAATGCTACTAATGGTATTGAACCACCAAGAGATCTTATCTCAACTAAGAAGTCTAAGAAAGGACCTCTTAAGCAAGTTGTACCACAGTATGCAACACTTAAAAATAACTATACGTTGCTCTGGGATATGCCTGGTAATACTGGATACATAAACATCGTTGCTGTGATGCAGAAATTCTTTGACCAAGCAATCTCTGGTAACTGGTCTTATAATCCACTTCAATATGAGAACTCTGAAGTTCCTACATCAGTGATGGCACAAGATCTATTAACAACCTTTAAGTATGGTTGGAAAACATCTTACTATCAGAATACATATGATACCAAGTCTGACATAGACGAACCTGCACATCCTATTGGTTGGAAGGATGATGTACCAGAAGATAATAACAAAGCGATATCCAATCTACTAGACGACATATTTGCAGAACAGGAGGAAGCTTGTGACAGCTGTGCTATCTAAAGACCCAGAAGGTATGACAGTATTCAACACAACAGCTGTTGATACTACTAAAGGAAAAATGTTTTTTGGTCCTCCATTAGGAGTACAAAGATATGATAAGTTTAAGTATCCTATCTTTGATAGATTGACACAAACACAATTAGGTTTTTTCTGGAGACCAGAAGAAGTATCTTTACAAAAAGATAGAGGAGACTATCCACAGTTAAATAATGCACAAAAACATATCTTTACTTCTAATTTAAAGTATCAGATCTTACTAGATTCTGTGCAAGGTAGAGCACCTGGTATGGCATTCGCACCATACTGTTCTCTACCAGAACTAGAAGGTTGTATGAACATATGGCAGACTATGGAGATGATTCATAGCAGATCATATACACACATTATCAAGAATGTATATCCAGATCCATCAGAAGTCTTTGATAAGATTCTTGATGATGAAAAGATTCTTGCTCGTGCTCAATCAGTTACAAAAGCATACGATGAGTTTATTAATTATGCACATGAGTATGATCAAAGTAACATGTGGAAAGAAGGTTGGAGAGACTCTCCAACATCTGAATGGACACTTAGAGATTTAAAAAGAAAACTTTATAGGGCAGTTGCTAATGTCTACATCCTTGAAGGAGTCAGATTCTACGTATCCTTCGCTTGTTCCTTCGCTTTTGGTGAACTTAAACTCTTGGAAGGATCTGCTAAAATCATATCTCTCATTGCGAGAGACGAGTCACAACACATGACAGTTACACAGAACATTCTTAATAACTGGAAGAAGGGTGACGACCCAGATATGTTAGAAATTATTGAAGAAGAAAAGGAGAATGTGTATAAAATGTTTACTGATTGTGTAGAAGAAGAAAAAGATTGGGCGAACTATCTATTTAAAGATGGATCTATCATTGGTTTAAATGATAAACTACTACAAAATTATGTTGAGTGGACTGCTAATCGTAGGTTAAAATCAATAGGATTCAAACCTGTATTTGATACACCTATGGCAAACAATCCACTACCTTGGACAGCACACTGGTTATCTTCTAAAGGTATGCAAGTTGCACCACAGGAAACAGAGGTTGAGAGTTACATGGTAGGTAGTATCAAACAAGATGTAAAGAAAGATACCTTTGCAGGTTTTAAATTATGATCAAAGATTATGATGATAGTAATTGGAGGTCTGAATACATTGATATTAAAGGCAGACAATTAACTAAAAGACAAGTTGAGTTACTAGAGAAAGGTCCTGATTCTCTTTCATCTTCATGGATATTAGGTGCAATGCACAATGAATGGAAAAGAATCAAAGGATATAAAGATAATTGGCCAGAAGAAAATAAAGGTCAGTGTCAATCATCTCTCAAAGAATTTTATGAGAGATATAAATAACAATGAGGATTAAATTATGAAACAGTGGCAAAAACTGATCAGGGAAATTACGAGAACGCCTGGACCTATCAGGGTTCAACTTTTTCTTCTGACGACATTAACAGCTTCTTCGGTTTTGTCTACAGGATTACAAATCTACAATCTGGCAAGCAATACATCGGAAGAAAATATTTCTGGCAGAAACGTAAGCCTAGTGGTGGAAAAA